ATGGACAACGACAAAATTGATCAACACAGCGACGAAATTGAAGTTGAGAGCGAAGAAAAAGAGCGCGGCAAAAAAATAGAAATAGATGAAGACCGACTCCCCTCCCGGGCGATGGCAATTCATGAGCATATCCGCCAGGATGGTGAAAAAGAGCTGGAACGCGACGCAATGGCGCTACTGTGGTCAGCCATTGCGGCGGGTCTGTCGATGGGCGCTTCGTTACTGGCAAAAGGGATATTTCATGTCGAACTGGAAGGTGTGCCGGGCAGCTTCTTGCTGGAGAATCTCGGTTATACCTTTGGTTTTATTATCGTCATTATGGCCCGCCAGCAATTATTTACCGAAAATACCGTGACTGCGGTACTACCCGTCATGCAAAAACCGACAATGAGCAACGTCGGCTTACTTATACGGTTATGGGGCGTCGTGCTGCTGGGTAATATTCTCGGGACAGGTATTGCGGCGTGGGCATTTGAATATATGCCTATCTTCAATGAAGAAACTCGCGATGCATTTGTCAAAATCGGCATGGATGTGATGAAGAACACCCCCAGCGAGATGTTTGCCAACGCGATCATTTCCGGCTGGCTGATCGCCACTATGGTTTGGATGTTTCCTGCAGCGGGTGCGGCAAAGATTGTGGTGATTATATTGATGACCTGGCTTATTGCCCTGGGTGACACCACCCATATCGTGGTCGGTTCTGTTGAAATCCTCTATCTGGTGTTTAACGGTACGCTGCACTGGAGCGATTTCATCTGGCCCTTCGCACTACCTACTTTAGCGGGGAACATCTGCGGCGGCACCTTTATCTTCGCGTTAATGAGTCATGCACAGATTCGTAACGACATGAGCAATAAGCGTAAAGCAGAAGCACGCCAAAAAGCAGAACGTGCGGAAAACATTAAGAAAAATTATAAAAACCCGGCATAAATGGCGAGGGTTTAAGCAATCGAGCGGCAGCGTACTTACCCCGCACTCCATTAGCGGGTATACTCATGCCGCATTGTCCTCTTAGTTAAATGGATATAACGAGCCCCTCCTAAGGGCTAATTGCAGGTTCGATTCCTGCAGGGGACACCATTTATCAGTTCGCTCCCATCCGTACCAGTCCGCAAAATCCCCTGAATATCAAACCTTCTGTAGATGCACAGTTCGTAATGGTTCGCGTCAGATCGTTGACAGCCGCACTCCATGACGGGTAAAAAGTGGATAAAATAATTTTACCCACCGGATTTTTACCCATGCTCACCGTTAAGCAGATTGAAGCAGCAAAGCCGAAAGAAAAACCATACCGCTTACTCGATGGTAATGGCCTGTACCTTTATGTCCCTGTATCCGGAAAAAAGGTCTGGCAGCTTCGCTACAAGATTGACGGTAAGGAGAAAATCCTGACCGTCGGAAAATATCCGCTTATGACTTTGCAGGAGGCAAGGGATAAAGCATGGACTGCGAGGAAAGACATCTCGGTTGGCATCGATCCGGTAAAGGCGAAAAAGGCTTCGTCTAACAACAATTCCTTTAGCGCCATTTACAAGGAATGGTACGAGCACAAGAAGCAAGTCTGGTCAGTAGGCTATGCAAATGAACTTGCAAAAATGTTTGATGACGACATTTTACCCATCATCGGCGGCCTTGAAATTCAGGATATTGAGCCGATGCAACTGTTGGAAGTAATCCGCAGATTTGAAGATCGCGGCGCAATGGAGCGAGCCAACAAAGCACGCAGAAGATGCGGCGAGGTTTTCCGTTACGCTATTGTCACTGGTAGGGCTAAATATAACCCGGCACCTGACCTTGCTGACGCCATGAAGGGATACCGCAAGAAGAACTTCCCGTTTCTTCCTGCAGACCAGATCCCGGCATTTAACAAAGCACTGGCAACATTTTCAGGAAGTATCGTATCGCTCATTGCCACCAAGGTTTTACGCTATACAGCCCTAAGAACGAAAGAGCTTCGTTCCATGCTATGGAAGAACGTCGATTTTGAAAACAGGATTATCACCATCGACGCCAGTGTGATGAAAGGACGCAAAATTCATGTGGTTCCTATGTCAGACCAGGTGATTGAACTTCTCACTACGCTAAGCTCAATCACTAAACCGGTATCAGAGTTTGTTTTTGCCGGGCGCAACGATAAGAAGAAGCCAATCTGCGAGAACGCGGTGCTACTTGTGATCAAACAAATCGGCTATGAGGGGCTGGAAAGCGGTCACGGATTCAGGCATGAATTCAGCACGATTATGAACGAGCACGAATGGCCTGCCGACGCCATTGAAGTGCAACTGGCACATGCCAACGGCGGTTCTGTGCGTGGAATTTACAACCATGCTCAGTATCTCGATAAGCGCAGAGAAATGATGCAGTGGTGGGCGGACTGGATTGATGAAAAGGTGGAGCAACCAACATTGCTATATCTCAGATAGCACAAAGCCTTGCAATCCAGTGCAAAGCTTTGTGTGTCTCAGTTTTGTCTTATCAACCCTATTGATGCAATAAGACAAAAAAAGGCATTAATGACACAAGTGAATAATTAGAAAATGTGGCCGCAACACTTAAGATGCGGCCTTCAATGCATTAAAGAGGTGTTATGGTAAATGTTACATTTGTCTGGCTTGCACCAAGTGTTACTTCCAAATTCCCACCACTAACGCTGATAGAGGTTATCGAAATTCCAGAGCCACCATAGACAACCTGATTAGCGGTGTTTACAGAAAGCGTAGAACCATCATAGCTGAACGTAACCCCGTCAGCATAAGATTGATAGTTATTGACGCGTATTTTAAAAATCTCCCTATAAACTGACGCGGCTCCTAAAAAACTAGGGAATGCGCCATTGATTTCTGTCAGTGGGATTTGGAAAGTTTTCCCAGGTCCAGAAAATCCCTTTTTGTGTTGGGATACTCTGAATGTCTCATAGGAACCAGTTGACAGTAACTGCCCTCTATATGCTGATTCTTTATGAAATGCTTGTACTGACTCCGCATAATTTACGACACCTCTACCAACCCTTCCTGTGTCAATTTCTAATGTTGAACCAGTATCCACTAAAGATGCCGGGAAGTTAAATGTGGCACCATTCCAGAAGGTTATTCTGGGAACGGTGATGTGGGTATTTACACCTGTAATTGTAAATAAGCGTTGGCGTTGTGTGCGTAGAGACAGGTTCAAAACAGCCGACGCTCCTCCGCTAGCCAGTATCACTGCATTTGTAGTATCTATAGTGTCGTAGCAGTTGAAGGTCAGCGCTGCCGAACCAGCTACCATATTTATGTACGCGTTCGCTGACGGTGACGGACTCTCCGCACCAATATCACCAGCAACGTCACACTCTGAAAAATAATAAGATGAACCACCAGAAACACTACCTGCGTTATCGCATGCCGTTGATTGAAAGTTTATGTACTGGCATCTTTCCATATGCCATCCATCTAACTCAGCGCCGGCCACATAGCAGCTGCTTATATGTAGACTTGTTGCTGCTTGGTTAACTGCTGCTGCTGGCGTCCCGCCTGTAGAGGTAAAGCGTGCTGCGTCATAAAAGACACCGTGAGATGTATTCTCAGAGAATCGGCATAAGGTAAGCCCACCTAACCAACCGCTTTTAACCCACAGACCATGTTTACAACCTCTGGTTCTCACTTTCTCAATGGAGTAGCCAACAACCTGCGGCATATAAATACCAACAGGTCGGTTGTCAGATGGCGCTAAATGACAGTCAATATATCCACCACTGAATGTCCAGTATCGGCAGATATCATTTCCGCCGATAAGGAAGACGCAGTTAACATCGCCTTCTACGTAAGCTCCTTGCGTGGGAATGTATGCATCAAGTCCAGTAGTGGTAGTTGATGTTTTAACAATTGTAGATTCGCCGAGATTTACCGACCAATAGTCAGTAGCCTGCAATAAAACAGGTTGGTCTATAAGATAGCCACGACCTTTTTCGTCAGGTGTTTTAATCTTACCAAGAGAATCGAACATGTTCTGGAATGCAGCGGATGAGGAGGTTGCTCCAGACGGTAAAGAGCCATCATCCTGAACTTCAAAGGACACTGCGCCGAAGTCATCTACAGTTACATTTTCTTTATTTACCCGCTCCCAGTACCACATGGATGACACCACAGCGATTATGCCGCCATCATCGGATGGAATATTAGACATTCCAACTGTAGAGCGGGCAATAAATTCTCCACCACCTGTACGACCTCCCGAGTAGTAAGATGCCAGAAGAATTCTCTGACCTCCTACTTCTGGAACAATGGTTCGTAGTTCATCAAAAGAATCTACCTGACCGATTAACTTAAATCCATCAACGCCAGAAAGACGCTTCTCAAATTGGTCAGGGTCGTACTTCAACACATTAGGGAAATAGAACTGCTGCGCCCCATATGCATCGTACACAGCCATAGAATGGCCTTGCCCGGTAACGAATTTGGCAATCTGTCCGTTATATACCGGATAACCAGCAGCGTTAATGATGATTGGTTGAGAAACAGGAACGTGAGAACCGTCTTCGTTCTCTACATAAACCTGAATCCGGTTTTCAGGATTTACCGGATCCGTGTCAATTTTACCGATATAAATTTCGCCATTGGCAACTGCTTTAAAAGAACGCGCCATAGTGAAGAGTTGCGAAGGCATCGATACGATCACATTGGCTGTAATGTCTGTCATTTAATTTGCTCCAGATACAAGGAATCGCCGCAGCGTAGCTACGGTGAATTTTGGGCATAAAAAAACCCAGCCGAAGCTGGGTCGTTGCGTTGGTTATCTGTCAGTAGTTATGTACTGAAGGAGGCAATTCTTTATTCTTAAGTCTCATCCATGCGGAAAGATTCGTTGGTCCGTCTGGCTCATTAATATCAACATCTCGTGTGTGGTTTATTAAAACGTCTCTCGCCATTCCGATAACATACGAGAACTCATGACCATAGTCGTAGCATCTGCCGGAATAGTTCGATTGAATTTGTTTTAATGCCGGATACAGTTCGCGGAATAATGCCTGTGAGCGGTTGGCATAATCCCATAACCATACAAGGCTGTTTGCTTCTTTTGCAGAAAGCTCGTTGGTTTTCTTCTCTTGTTTGCCGATTAACTCGCCTTCAAGCGGAACGCGAGCTGCAAGTGACAGAGCTTCGGTAAACTGCTCCTCGCTGATTTCTTTGTATGAACACCCAAAATGGGATTTCAGTGATGACCACATGGTGATCATCGCCTTAGCCTGTTTTTCTTTTGGCAGAGACTGACCGCGACTCATGACGAGTTGTTTAATGGCTTCCTGCTGTTCAGTGGTGATTTTACCCGGCAACGCCTTTTTAGCTTTGCGTGGGTTAACTACATGGCCTTTAGTCCAGTACTCGTATAGCACATCGTCACACTCTTCTTGATACTGGATTACATTGTCGCGGATTTCAGGGCGGACTTTGTTAGGGCTGATGGTTTGCAGCCAGCCAGCAAGTTTGCGAAGTGCCAAACAAATAATCTCACGGCACTGTTCATCACCAGGAAGCTGCATTGTGATTTTCACAATGGAGGTTTTAAACCGTTGCTTTATTTTCGTAAACTGTGAAGCCCAATCCATACCCATGCCTTCAACGATAGGTTTCATTGGGGTGTACGGCTCACCGTTGTGATTGACGACATAAAGCTCTGCGCCGTGGAATGGCACGTTGATAGTAGATACCGCTGTTGCTATACTTTTCATGTCAATATTTCCTAATCCGATTTGTTGATACCGAAGCCCTGACTGTTCCAGCAGTTGGGGCTTCAACTTTACGCGCCAATGCGCCCTTCCTTCTTAAAGCTTTCCATTACTCTCTGATAAATCTCAGAGTTAACAGACCGACCATTCTCTTCCGCCACCTTGCGTACCAAATCCAATACTTCTTTAGGCCACCGCAAATTGAACTGCGGCATCTTGCTCATTCCTTTCATATTCACCTCACAATATAGGTTCACCGTGGACCTATTGAGAATATAGTAGAGTGCTTCTATCATGTCAACACACTAACTTGGAGTGATGGCATGGCTAGAGATGATCCGCACTTTAACTTCCGTATGCCTATGGAAGTAAGGGAGAAATTAAAATTCAGGGCGGAGGCGAATGGGAGATCAATGAACTCCGAGTTGTTACAAATCGTCCAAGATGCTCTATCAAAACCATCGCCTGTGACTGGATATCGTGACGATGCAGAACGACTCGCTGATGAGCAGTCAGATCTTGTTAAGAAGATGGTGTTTGATACGCTGAAGGATTTGTACAAAAAAACCACCTGACGGTGAGTTAATTTTTGCATTTACCTGGGCCATATTGACTACTTATAAAATGAGATCAATATTTAATCGCCCAATAACGGGTGTATGTTGAGGTATATCATGGCGAAAAAACCAGGTGAAAACACAGGGAAAAACGGCGGAATATACCAAGAAGTTGGCCCACGCGGCGGTAAGAAAGACAATTTTGCCACCGTCAAGGACAACGAAAGGCTTCCACCAACAACAAAGCCAGGTCATGGCTGGGTATTGGATAAGCGAACTCCAGACAGCAAAAAGTAATAATCAAGCCGGGTCACTCCGGCTTTTTGATATGTCGCTCGCAGAACTCAACAAGCCTGCTCATTAAGTAGCAGTAAGTCTCGTTGGCTCTTCCTGGTTCAACATCAACACCTACCCTTGAGCAGATATCGAATGCCATGTGAGCGCACTCATGGGCAATAGTAGATAGTTTGCCATTGAACACGCCTATCACATGCAAAACACCATTCTCGCTACTCATTGTATGAGACGCTCCGTTGGCGTCCGAGTCATGCACGTCAACGCCAAGTTTTTGATGCAGGCGTTGCCATTCTGGAAAGTCTCTACAAAACACAATTGTACCGCTCTCAAAGAGCGGTACGAGCATCTTTGGTACGTTTCCAATGTTAACTTTTTTCATGGTATCCTGCGCAAAACTAAGGAGAGTTAATTATATGAAAAAATCACTGTTAATTATCCCGCTTCTGCTGGCTGGGTGCGCAAAAGTAAGCGACTATCAGGCAAGTTGCGAGCAACGCTATCCAAAGCTTAGCGATATGGCTAATTGCCTTGATGCCAGCTTGAAGAACGACTCTCGCATGGCATCAGCACCAACACCTAAGCTGTATGTCCTTGCTGCGAAGATGCTCGGGCAAGGTGTCGATGAAGGCAAGATAAGTGACACACAGGCAAGACTTGAACTTCAGAATCTTTATGTTCAATTACAAAGCCAAGAACAAGCACAACAAATAGCACAAAGCCAAGCATTCCAGCAGGCTTTATTGAATTATCAGGCTGTAAACACAATGCAAGCGATCGAGCAAAAAGCGCGCCAGCCTGTTATAACTCAACCTTACCCAACACGCGTTGACACATATACAAACTGCAATTCAGGATTTGGAAACACGGTAACATGCAACAGTAGCAGTAATATCAGGTAGTTATATCTTATCTTTTATTGCTGTTCTGCTGTAATTTGGCTTGAAAGTATAGGGCGTATCGCATTTGCAGCATTATTTAGCGCTCTTTCATAGGCTGGTGTTCCTGCTTTGGTGTTTGCCAGACGTAAGAGAGCATTCCTTGCTGCTTTGGACTCATACAAGCGCATCATTGCACCGAAACCAGCCTCAAGCCCCATTGATACGCCAAGAGTCGCAGTTGCGCCAATCGTCCTTATCCTGTTGGCTTGCGATTGCCCCGTCTGAGTTACTACATTTGCGGTGTCTGACCTTGCTGTTTGCTGTAGAACTTCATGAAGAGCATCAAGCTCTTTCATGTGCTTTCCTGAAAAAATAGTGTTGTAAATTTCACCGCCTGACTGAGATTTCAGCTTATTAACTTCAGTGATGAACTTGGCTGGAGAGTCACCGGCCTTTTCCGCTATTTTGCTGACGTAAGCTGCACGCATAGCATCTTTCCCTTTATCATCCAGTGCGCTCCAGATTCGTTTCACGTCAGATGGTTTTCTGCTTAATACAACAGTATTTATAAGTTCAGGACTGGCTTCACTGCTTGCCTTGTTGAGCTTGTTAGCAATGTTTTTATTAAGCACCTTATTATAAACGTTTGCATAATCGGAATTTGCTTTAAGGTATTTTGCTGCGTCTGACGCACCGAGGTTTTTTGCAACTGCGTTACGAAGGTCTTTTGACATTGCATTCTCTACCATATTGGTAGCTGCTTTTGCCTGGTTGGGGAAGACCATAGCATCTCCCTGAACATTAGATCTAAATGCTGTTCTGTGCTGACGCAAGAGATCAAACGTAACATCCAAATCAGTTGCAGGGTTTGCTAATTCTTCACGTAGGTTACGCAAGGATGTAAGCAGGCTTTGATTGGCTGAAGTCCCAAGCCGTTCCTGTCTTGCGATCGCTGTATTCAGAGCATTCATGGTATTTGTGGTATCAACTGCGGCATTACCCATTTTATTGGTGACGTCATTGATAACAGCGCCAGCGGCATCCTTCCGCCCCCTTAACGTGGTGGTAAGAGATTTCACCACATCATCAGGGTTGTACTCACCAAAACGGTCAAAATAATTACTTACCAGCTTACTACGCGTTGCATATTGCTCCGCTCGCTTTGAGCCTGTCCCGAGCAAAGCCCCCTCGGCATCCTGAGTTAGGCCGCGAGTGAAAGCATTTTTCGGCGGGATAACATCAGATGTCATTGGTGTCACGCCCATCGATTCTGATGTGGCAATTTTCTTCGCCACTTCTGGCGCAATATCACCTTTTATAGCCGTTATTCCACGCCCTATTCCCTTTGCTGCTGCGGAAAGAACACCCTGAGTGGCAAGGTTAACTCCGGCATTTTTAGCTGCATTTTGTGCGAAATCGCCTTTCTGATTTGCGGCCTCTGCCAGTGATCCAATAGCCATGCTTCCTGCCGTTCCAACTCCTGGAACTAAATACCCACCAATTGTTTCACCGGCTTGCGCGTAGGGGTCTGTCGGTCGATCGACAGGGCGATAAACATCATCCAAAACCTTGGGGCCACCAAGCCCCTGACTGATTGCATTAATCAGACTTGCGCCACCCTGCAATACGTCAAATGGTATGTTTACCAGACCACGACCAGCCTGTTCTGCAATTTGCCCTGCACTTTGACCACCAGTGAGCCAATCGCCAGCTTGTTGCATCAATGATGGTTCTTCTTTCTGCTGCTGAGGTGGAGGGTATGCTGCATAAAACTGATCTCTTGCTTCAGCCCATTTGTCACCAGCCTTAGGGGCAACAACCTCATCAAAATATTGCGCTTGAGCCTGTGCTTTCTGTTCTTCAGTTAACGCCTGATACTGTGGAGAAGCGATAACATCTTTCCATGCTTTAGCCATTAATCACCCCATAAAGACGAGAAACCGGACTTATTGCTGTCGCTTCCTGATTTTCGCTCACTAACATATGTGTCATAACCTGATGAACTATATCCCATTGATTCAGCCTCCCTTGCTGCAACCTTTTGAAATACAGAATATTGCGATCGGATTTCAGATAACTGTTTTCTGACGACCTCTTCAGGCTGTGTTATATCGAGTTTCGCGATAAGGTTTTCCAGTTTTTGTCCTTCAGCATTGGAGAGGCTACCCATACCTCGCATAGTCTGCACGTTCTGGACAAACGCACCCGACTTTAATTCTTCTATCGCATTACGGTTTGCAAGCCCTTCAGCACTTGTGAAGCCATCTATATTTCTTCCTTCGAAGCGACCGATACCTTCAAGCTCCTTCTTACCAAGCAAAGAATCTATTTTCTCTATCCCTCGCTCACCAGTAATCAACGCATTGTTGTAATTATTGTTGCCATCAAGCCATCTCTTAGCCTGAGACATTCTGGCTGACGTTGCAGCTTTACCGGTTAGCGGATCAATTCCCGTCGCTGCTATCTGTGAGTTAAGAGACAAAACATCCATATCCTGAAGTTGTCCTGCTCTTTCAAGGGCCGCCTGTGACTGCTTAAACACATACTTGTCGTGATTCAGTCTTGCCATTTGAGCCTTATAGGAAAGATCCTGCCCCCTAATAGCCCTCGCATTCGTCATGTCATTATTGCGAATGGTTTCGTTAATTCTTTGCTGCTCCTGCTGGCGACCAACCATCTTGTCCTGAACAGCAAACGCCTTTTCTGGTCCAAGCGCACCGAGAGACATAGTAGTCAGCATGTGTGATAGCTGCTCTGGATTCTGGATACCTGTCTGAATCATCCAGTCAGCATTAGCACCAACGCGATTTAACCTGTCCTTGTTATCAGTAATGAATTTACTGTAGGCTTCCGGTCCCTGAGAAAGAGCGACGTTAGCCCTCATGGCTAAATCGCCCATATCGTTGCGTTGCTGCTCATTAAGACCGGAAAACGCCTGTTGTGCCTGTGCAACAAACGCTGGATTTTCCTGGGCAAACTTAAATAGTCCCGATGGATCACCAGAAGCCCATGCATCAGCGTGAACCTTATTGAACGCACTAATAGCTTTCTGTTGCTGTTCCTGATTGTAAATATCAGCAACTCCAGCCAGACCACGTAACGCGGTCAGACCAACGTTATTTGCACCTGAGCGAGCCAGTTCATTGTTTTCGCGGATCAGACCAAGCGTTGCGTTAATGTCGCTTGCCTTTGGCGCATTCTCATTTTGCGTACCGATGCCAGCCAGAAAACCACCAGAATTAATACCCTGTTGCCACGTAGCCATTGATTACCCCTTAAAACAACGAGCCAAGCAGACCAAGACCGCCGCCGATCGCAGCCCCCCACGGAGTTGATGAACCAATTAATTTCGCAAGTCCGGCCCCAGCAATAGCACCAGACGCACCTCCGCCAATAGCAGATTGCATTGCTGATGGTCTGTTGGCATTTGCCGCTGCAAGAGCCGCACTTTGCTGCGAAATCTGACTCATGTTGTTGGCATATGTCTGCCCTGCGTTTGCCTGACCTTGCAGAGCACCAAGCCCAACGTTTGCCAGATTCTGGTAGTTGTTCATCTGACCAGACAGCCACTGCTGACCAAGCGTTGGTGCGATTGTTGCTAACTGATTACTGGTTGCGGTGGAACCCAATCCACCTGTTGCTTCCGCTGCAGCCAGACTCTGATAGCGAGCCTGACCTGCAAGGTCTTTATACTGCTGAGAGTTGTAATACTGGTTAAGTGCCTGACCTTGCCCCTCCAGAGACGATAAGTTTTCGAGGCTGCCGACATACTTATCAGCCAGAGGAGTAAACGGCTTCAGGTTATTCATGATGGTGTTGAACTGCTGATTTTGCAGGTCTGCGGCATACTTCTGGGCTTCTGCTGCATACTTTGCGCTTTTATCAGAACTGCCACCTTTCCCACCCTTTTCAGGGCAATAAGGTTCCTCGCCGCGCAGTTTTCTGCCCAGCTTAAATGCATATAACATGGCTATCTCCCGTGATTCAGGAAGTCGATTAGTTCTTCGCGTGTGGCGCTGTAAAAAGTCACGTCATCAACGCCTTTGAAGTATTTCTTGATGGTTCCTACACGCTTAAGGCCAATCATTGCGCAGTACATCTGACCGTGGCGGAATTTGCGTGCAGCGAACGATGTTACGCACTGAACGGTGGTGTTAGTCAGAATGTATCTCCAGAACGCCAGCCCGATTTCCTTGCTGAAGCCGCGAATCTCTGGCAGGTACATGGCGTGGCAATCGAATGTCAGCGGCTGAATCTCCTGATAGTAAACAATGCCGCCAAACTGACCGTGCACGTTAACCTCAAAGTAACGGCATTCAGGCTTGTAGTCGTATCCATCACCGTTGTTGCTTCCGGCAATAATGTCAGGGTGATTTCCGACTGCTTCGATCAGGTCGATGTTTCGCGTTGGTTTGAACTGAATCATTACTGCTCCGCGATTATCTTGATGGTTGTGGCAGTAAACGCCGCACCATTTGACTGAATGGTTAACGTACTGCCATTTGTGGCAAGAAAGCCGTCTTTATCCACGCTGAAGAACGTAGCTAACAGGATGTTATCGGTTGTTGTCGCCGCATTACGACTGCTGACCAACGTGTCAGGAACAGAGCCGGAAAAGGTTAGCTGCATTGATCTGTTGGCGGTTCCGCTGGGCCACGTCCCGACAATAGACAGCTTGAAGAACAAAGTTTTGTTCTCGTTGAACACAACCATCTTGTTGTTAACGGTGTCGAAGAATGGTGCCAACGAGCCTGATGACGGCGTGAGCGTTTTCAGCAGGCTAACAAGGTTGGTCGGCGCTGTCGGAATGGTTACTGATACGCCAGAGTAAACAACCTCTGACTTCTTGCGAGTAGTGGCATACTCCAGAGCATCAATGCGCGACTCATGGTCTGAAACCTGCGATTCCAGCGACTGAACTCTGGTATCAAGCGACGCAATATCGCTTTCATTCTGAGCTATTCGTGTTTCATGTTCCTGAAGAGTTGATTCTGCCTGGCTGATTCGCTCCTCATGATTAACAAGCGTTGCTTCCGCAGCAGAAATTCGCTGCTCATGGTCAGCGAGAATCACATCCTGCTCATCGTTCCTGACTTGTGCGTCATAAGCGCCCTGTCCGGCCTCGTTGGCCTTGTTAGCCACATTACCAACATCAGTACCCTGTGCGATAACGTAAAGCAGATACGACTGCGAGAAGATATTGCGTGGAAGGACTGATGTGTCTAGCCGCGTAGCTTGGATGATTACCGGCACATTGAGATTCGAATCCGCCATTACTCAATCCTTATCTGGCAGCCAGACAGAGTGACTGGTGACTTCGTAATAACGCGCAATTTGAAGCCGACATTTTTCCTGATGCGCCCTACTCGCTTCCACAAAACACGCTTGTCGTAAACGAACGGTTCATTCTGCTCAATCATCTGCTCACGCCCGTAATTGATGCCGTCAGTGGTTGCAGAGAGAAAAAGGCGGTCGGCGTACTGCGCAACGCCAGTTGACGATTCAACCTCAAGGTCGAAAACTCTGGCGTTATCTGCTTTGAAGAGTGGGGTAAACAGCAGATGTTCCTGTTGCTTGTCGTACTGGCTGCTGATATCGAACTGCAATTTCCCGGTAACAGATTCCAGCTTATCGCCGCACGTTATCTGATTGCCTTCGTAAATGAAGTCGATAGCGCGGTACACATCGTCATACAGGCCTGTTTTCAGCACACACCATTGCGGACCATTGGCGCTTGAAGATGCGTCGTACACGAGAACATGGCGCGGAAGATGGATAATCAGCAACTCATGCGCATCAAACCGCAACGATTCCATCACGCCATCAGCCAGTTCATCAGCAGTGTAGGAGCGAAGAATTTTCTCAATGCTCGCGCTGGCGATTGGTGACACCTGACCGGAGCCGATGATATACACAGACGGCGCACCTGTTGCCGGATTGCTGATGAAAGCATAGGAATCAGCAAACGGCGTTTTGCAGTAAGTTCCGGCGATGCCTTTTTGCACCATCAGCGATGGCTGCGCGACATACAAAGCAGCACCAACGGTAGTTGCGCCTGTCAGGGAGAAATATTCAATCGTCGATGAACCAAAGCAGACGATGAAGTCTCGCCATGTTCCGATGCCGATAATACCGTCAGGCTGAGACTCGGCACGATATTGTGCACTGTATCGGTCAGGGTGCGATTCGTCTTCAAGGTCAGTGATAAACCATGAATCAGTTCCGTCTTTTGACCACGCATAACGCCCACGTAAGCGCGTAATGTCGCGAACTGAACCTAACTCGTACTGTGTGAATCCGCTGTCTGTAGGCCAGTTTGAGACGGTTTTAACCGTGCCATCATAGCGATACTCGACCAGTTGACCATTAACGCCTACAGCCTGAGATGTCCGACCATGCGCCATTGATACACGACCACTTCCGGCAACATCACCGACTTCGCTTTCGCCCTTATACAGCTTGCCCCCACACACGCGATATACAGCACTCTGCGCCATGTTGTACTCGACGCCGCGCGATATACCGTTCACATCAGAACGTTTGGCAATGCCCGGGAATGAGCGAAGATATCCGCTGCTGTTGAGGATTTCTTTGGGTGTAGCCAACATATTCACTGGCAGATAGTCGATATAGTCGGCGTTTCGGAAGTCTTTGCCGACACCTTTCATAAGCGGAAGTTGCTGAATCGGCATTTATTCACCTATGCGTTTGGTATATCGCCATCAATCAGAGGGAGATCGCCTGGATAATATCGGTCAGATGTAAACACGTCATATTTATTACCCTGTCCTACAGGAAAATCTCCACGTCGTCGCATTGAAGGAACAATCAGAGTGTCGGTCATCAAGGCATCATATGAGCGTTGGGCGTTACTGAGAACTTGCGGAGTTGGTTCAAGGCTGTAATCAGATAGCATTCTCAGCAATAACTGATAGCCTACTGCGTGTTTGTATTTTCTTGGAAGACCTGACTCATCATCTGGTAATGGCTGCTCATCTCCAGTTGCGAAAGCGTAACCAATGTCGCCGGGGTTAATCATCCACTCGGACATCATATCTTCCAGATCATTTACACCATCTTCAATTGATTGCGGCTCAACATCAGTCAGCGATGCATTAGAAGCAATAGCAAACTTACGAAGCGCAAAAAGGACGATCTCACCCTTTGTCAGTACTGTTGCCATTGTCTGCCGCCTTACGACCTCGCTTACTGGTCGGTTTCAATTCATCAACTGAGGCAACAAAGCCCAACTTTTCGAAGAACTGGAAGTCTTTTTCTGCGATAACGGCCTGTACATGCCCGGATTCGTTATCTGCGGCAAGGAATACACTCATGCGATCCATATTGTTTCCTTAAAACATAAAAGGGGCGTAAGCCCCTTGTTATTACGGATTACCGAAGAACTGACCGCCCATGTGAGGGTTAAAGCACACATATGCAGGCAGTAAGTCAAAGCGCATTTTTTGCACGTTGGCATCGCCATCTGCGTATTTATGTACGCGGATGGAGAAACCTTCATATGTTGCAACAGCAGAATCAATACTGTGCAGTTTCGGCAGTGGGATAGAGCCAAGTCCACAGAAGAACTTGTTATAGAACAGGTTTGGCTTCATTGTCTGGCTAGCAGTGCCTACTACAGATACGGCATCACCTGCCGCTACCTGACGACTTACAGAGTTGTACTGCGGGTTTGTAGTGTCATAAATCGGAACACCAGAAAGCGTAACCGTCACATCGCCACTGCTGTCTGAATTAGCATCAGCAGTAACCGTTGCAGTGAAGCTAATTGGTGTGGCTCCGTTATACAACGCCTGTTTGGTCTGCTGTTGCAGCCAGTAGGTATTGGTGAATTTGACCTGATCACCAGCTTTCAGAAAACCTGTAACGCTGGCTGTCGCTCCGGTCAATGTTACAGTGAACTGGTATGAGTCTTTAACTGCGTTATAGGTAACAGTTGGCTGTGTTTTGACTGTCAGTGTTCCGCCAAATGCCCCCTGCGTACGAGAGGCAAGCCCATTAGACATCAGTGCGCGAATGCCGCCAAAATTGGTTGGGATCTGTGCGTTCTCCCATGCAGTACGAACCAATTGATCTGAAGCATGCAAACCAGTCTGCGCATCAGCAAGTCGCTGTGCAGACCATGGATCCATTACAGCATAGTTTTCACCTTCATTAACGCCGAGGTCTTTCAGGAAAGATGCCGTCTGCGCAACATCAGACCATTTGGTGATTGGCGTATTGGGGCTACCAAGTGACAACGCACCGTTATTCATCATGAAGTGAGCAAGCTCTGTTTCAAGGTCGGTAACGATTCGCTGGCGAACCGGCGCGAGAATTTCTTCCAGCTGGTTAAGCTTGATCGCTTCCTCCAGTTGCTGATATTCAACAGCAACAGTGATGTAGTTACCTACACGCCCCGTAGCTTTACCTGAGATCAGGTTGTTTTTATTTTGCCCTGAAATATCACCAGTGGGAGTACGGAGTGATGAGAATTGATGCGGACGTTTAAAGCTAACGCTATCGCCAGTGCTGGAGTTGATTTCACCTGCCAGCAACTGACGGTCTACGGTTTTCGCCAGAACTAAATCTGACATAAAACCCGGAAGGAATTTTTTCAGAACGATTTGACTGACGTTACTGTCGAGATTGTTATTGTTAGGCATCTATCTTTTCCTTATTCGATTTTTGCGCCGGGGCATAATTTGTTGAATTCGTCTTGTTTCGCATCAGCACCGCCACCACGTACTTCCGGCTCTGGCTTGATGGCTTTCTTTGGTTTTGGAGCAAGGCTTACCTGTTTGCTAATCTGCCCCAAGAGGAATGCTGCGCGAATTGGATCTGTCTCAGCGGCTACACGCTGGCGTAATTGCTGGCTCTTACCTAAGCCATAGGCGAGTAGTTCAGAGCCTTCGTCTGCACAGTGAATGATGATTTCCTGCTGAATTGGTGGTAGCTCACTAAGAACAATGGCTTCCATTTCCTGATAATCTTTCACAGGAAGTTTGGCTGCCCGTTGTTTATGCGCTTCTACCCTTTGCTGGAAACGCTGTTGGTATTCCTGTTGCTGACGTAGTTTTTGTTGCTGCTGCTGTTCGACACGGCCTTTTTTCTCATGCCAATCAGTCAATGCCTGTTCAAACGCCTGTTCGTCATAATCACACGACTCAAGAGTCGGTTTTGGTGGAATAGCGTCTGGTTGTGGTTGCTGATGTTCCGCTGGCTTGGCTAATGCTTCCTCAAGCTGGCGGCGCAACTCACGGTTTTCTTTCTGTGTTTCTTTGAAGCCTTTGCGAAGATCTTTCACCCATTGCGGTGCAGGTTGCCCGTCAATGTGATCATCATCGTCAGCGTTAAGCTGAATTTCTTCATCACCAATACGCAAGGCGTAATCTTCTGGTGTCTCTTCGGTTTTTTCAGGCTCAGTTTCCACCTCTTTACCGTTGTCATCCTGGCTTTCATTCTCAGGCTGTGACTCTGTTTGGATGATGGTTTCTTCTGCATTTTCCTGTGTTTCAGACAGGTCAATAACCTGACCGTCGATGATCAGTTCGTTTTCCATTGATTACTCCTGGTTAACTCGGCATTAAGTCTGCCGGTGACTGTGGTGGTGACTGGAATTGCTGTTGTTGTGACTCGGCGACATCTTTCAGAAGGCGTATTGCCTCCATCACTGCTTTGTCATCGATGTTTCTGGCTTGAGCCAGTTTATAGACAGTGTTTGCCTGACTCTCCATCGCATCCTGCTGGGCAGTAAATGCTTTGATTTGAGTTTGAGCAGTTTCGTTAGTTGCTTTTTGCGCTTCTGCCTGCGCTGCTACCATTTGCGCCTGAGCGAGAACCATTTCAGGATTTGGCTGGCTTTGTGCTGCTATTTGCGCCTGTTGAACAATCTGCTGCTCTTTCTCATTGCGTGGTTTTGCAATACCAGATATCAGCAGTTGGTTTCGGTTGTACTCTTTGAAGTCATCAAGGCCTTCGCCATCGATATTGTCCAGAATAATACCCTGAATTGCCGGGCGCATTGGGTCTGTTGGAAGCATAGAGCTAAGGACATTTGTCAGTACAGAAACCGTTGCATCACGTCGTGCTGTGTAGCTTGGTCCAACATCAACCGTCACATCGTATCGACCGACAGAAAGGTCATTTAACGCAACAACAGCCCCTGTTTGCCTGTCAACAACCTGTGCGCTCAGGACAGCGATATCATCACTTCCATCTTCGTTAACGATGCGCACTTCACGTTCTGAACCGTACACTTCACGCGCCATTGACAGCCATACTTCACCAGCGCGTTTAAGACTTTTCGCCATATTGTCCAGATAGATAAACGAAGCCATATCTGCTCTGTTCATCAAGTTGTTAACCGTTTCCTGAGCAATATTACTTGGCATCTGCTGCATGGCCTGACTGCCGCCTGTAACCTCCTGAATATCAGCACTGGTTTGCTGTAGTAATGCAGCCAATGCCTGATTCATAACCGCAGGCTGTGTATATCCTGCCGGGGTAGCTCCAGCGATAATGTTGCCAGATTTATCTCTCACTTCGCGCAACGGCAAGAACGCTGGGCGTTTCTTGTTGCGAGCCTCCCAGTGCTTCTCAAGTCCACGAATTTGCTCCATGCCAACTATAGGGATCTGACCGGGGTCTTGTGCTGCAGTATCAGCCAGCATTGAAACCTGAAGGTTGTACAAACGCTGTGGATCCATTGCTTTTGCAATGTGCCCTTCGACACGCTCAATGTCATCAATGAACCAGCGTTTTCCATAAACCGGGATGAGGGGGATATGCTCACCAGGAATACGTCGAGGTTTCTCAAGGAAACCATCACCATCCACTACTGATACATACACACGACGGCGCTTCACTGAGCGCCTTGCAACTTCCTGAAATCCAGCTATTGCCAGTTCATCTTCAATATCTTCGACCTGATCACTGTCGTATGTTGCAATCTCTCCAGTGATTGGATGTCGATAACTGATAACATCAACAGACTCTTTACGAACTTCGTAATACTTCGCTATGTAAATAACATCTGCATCAAACCAGTCATATTCCCAACTGGTCATAGACGTTACGTCCAGAGAAGCAGGAGGTTTCTTTCCGTATTCAGCCTCATATTTTTCAGGTGACAACGAATACATGCAGAACGCCCACAACGCGTCAGATTTGTCGTATTTCTTAGCGTCAGGGTCAAACCACACAGAGCGCGACGGGTCGTATATCGGTTCAATAGCAATACGCTGACGATCGTCCATGGGGTCGTATTCATTGACCAGCATCGACGTCAAACGGAAGCAACCGAAACCACCAGTAGCAGCGTCGTCAAATGCATTATCGCAAGCCTCACCGCCATCAGTTTCTTCGTAGTCAGCACGGAACAGACCATTTAATTTATTGGCTAACTCTTCGCTTGCCTCTCTGTCACCAGGACGAAACTTAACGGTGATTCTGTTATTGCGGTATTCTGCAATGATGCGGTTAAGTTCAGTTGCTACCTTATTGATTTCAAACTTAGGATACTTCTCGAACTGCTCATCAAGCTTAGTTCCAGCCGCCGTTGCTCCTTCCCATTGACCTCCGGGGACACGAGCAAACCTCGTAGCTTCAATGCACTTTTCGCGCACTTCCTGCTGTGGAGAATAGGCGCGGTCAAACCTGAGCATGATCCGCTCATGTTTTTTCTCTAATGTCTCTGCCATGTTTACCAACCGGAGGATGAGGGAACGTATATTTCTGTTTGTTCGCGGGCCAATGCCGGGCAATGCATACACATCATCAACGCATCAGCCAGGTTAGGAGATGGAATACCGAGCTTCTGCTTCATTTCGACCTTAGTCATTAGCTCAAGCTTCCCGTTGTTATTGAATTTGCGCTGAATCTGCGTCAGTTCTGCAAACAGCTTCTCCAGCATCTTCTCGCCTATCACTTCTTTGTCGAAACTCAGCATGTCGTCGGGGTCTGCATACTCACCGTGGACAACCGCCCGATATGTCAGATACAGCCTGTCAGCCAGCGCGTAATAGAATTGCGCTCGCTTATTGCGGAATACATCGCCAATAGTGCGAACGTTGTCACCCTGTACGACTTCATCAGCCCATGCTCCGGCCTGATACGGCGCATCTTCATCGAATGGCGATTCGCTACCCTTGAACATCGTGGCGGTGATTTTCTTGCCGGAGAACGCTTCCGTTGTCTGTCTGCGTAGCCCGGCACCAACACCATCACCATCCCACAGGTAGTGGTCAGCGCCGTCTTCAATCGCCAGCGAAGTAGCCCAGTCAGCACCATCGTTGATGTCCATCAGCAGACCTTCGGCAATGCGCTTAACTACCGAACCGTGGCGCGATGCGTAACCTTTAGCATCTGGCCCTGTATCTGACGGGTCATGCGCAGAGACAACAGCGCCTTTCGCTTTCCATCCGAGTTTCTTGTGCGCATCGGTTGCGGCTTCAAGCCATTCACGTTTGATGATTGCCATATCACTTGCGCTTACTGGCTCACCAAGCCAGATGTGACGATACAATGTCGGATTTCTGCGTTTGCACTCTTCCATCTCCAGACGGAGAACTTCAGGAAAGTGCGGGTTGTCGGTGTAGTTCACCGTCAGCAGGCAAATATCATCGGGAGGATTTACAACGAATCGCTGATAGGTATCGTCGAGGATGTTTTTCGGGTTGAAGCTCACCCATATTTCGGAAAATGGCTTGCGGATGGTTGGTATCAGGATATCCCATGATTCCTTCGTTACCGCTTCCGCTTCCTCCACCCAGCAGATATCAATGCCTTCGAGCGATTTAATCTTCGTCGGGTTGTTTTTGATGCCGTAGAACATGAACTCAGCATTCGTTCCGAGATGACGAATCATTGAACGCTGAATTTCAAACTCAGCCGAATACCCTTCCCGCTCTATGGTGTCTTCAAGCAACCGGATTACCGAATCGCTGATACTGTTTTGCAGCTCACGAGCGCAAAGTATGCGCACAGGCTGCCGACGCGCCGCTTCAACAAGCAGCCTCGCAATTGCCCATGACTTACCGCTACCTCGACCGCCTTTGGCAACTTTGTAGCGATGCGCCTCAATGAACGGTTCAAAGATAGGATTAATCGAGGTCATTTTCCGAATAGAGTGCTCATCGGTGATGTTTCAATCTGAATTGCGCCGCCGTCTTTGCCTGTTAGCTCGTGATCAACCTTGTCGCGCCATTTATCCTTCTGTCGGTTCTTAAGCCAGAAGATGGCGGCGGTTGTATCAGGCGGGTGATACTTCTCAAGCGGAGTTTCGACAATTCTGTTTTCAATAACACGAATATCGATGTCTGGAGCCACAAAGCCCATAGCGCGTTGATAAAGACGGTCACTAACTTCTGCATCAGCGACGGCCTTACCCTTTTTTATGGACTCCGAAAACTTAGGATAATCAAGCTTCCACTTGTTAATAGTTGACTCACTGACTTCAAAGAAATCAGCAAGTTCTGCATCGGTGTAGCCCAGCAAGCACAGTTTGCGTGCCTGTTCGGCATACGCCTCTTGATACTTTGTTGGGCGCGCCATGTTTATGCTCCGGTAGTGAACAGGTCTAACGCTTCCTTCGATTTACGCACCGCTTCGATTGTGCGGGTCGTGATATCTGAATTAGCGCCGCCTGACTGGAAGTGAATTTTGAATAGCTCAAGCTTCAGTTCGTCAGTGCCAATGAATTGAAATGCTTCTTCTGCGGCTGCGTTCTGGTTCATGACCAGTTTGTAAATCTCTAACTGGAATTTCTGTTCTTCAGTCATGGGAATAATCTCTGCCATTGTTGGCTCCATTTATCCGTTAAAAGGGATATCAGTTAAGTTATCCCGTGTAGGGTATAAGCCATTATCAAAGCCACTCTGTAGGGAATGGCTTTTGTAATAACTACTGTTCGCTTAGCTTCTGCTTCAGCAAGTAACCTTCGAGCATCCAGATTTTGTTTACAGCATTCTGCCGGGCAATCTTCCGACCAATTTCTGCATCAAAATTTTCCGGACTTGCACAGGCACTCTCTCCGGTGACGGTGAAGCCATTCTTCAGCACCAGTACGCAGAAAGTGAGCAACTTCAATGGTGATAAATCACGATCGCCTTCTTCTGGTTTTTCCCTGCCACAATATTCGTTGCTGGAAATGGCACCATTTCGTCCATCATAAGCAGTAAAGTAATGCTCGCTTTTAATCACGTCTTCGATGTGCTGCGGGGTGATTCGCGGTGCCGTTTTGCCTTTCTCAACGATTTCTTTTTCGATTTGCTGGTCGTTCATAATTATGACCCTGTGGAGTGGTTGCTTGATTAGGATGTCTTTCCATCAGTCCGCCACCACAAAGAATCTTTTTTGCCATAAGGCAGGAGGTTCATCTTTCAGTGGCTGCCAGTGTTATTTCCCCACTTACTGGCTTGGGTTGTTTCGCGGTACTGCCGTAACTGGTAGTGCACAGATTTAGTTAAATCTGTTCTCGCCTGAACTATCTTTTACATACCCGGATTGTGGGGATGTAAATCACGGTTTCATTATCAAGCCCACCCGTAGATGGGCTTTGGAATGGTCACTTTGGCAGTCCGGGGATCGATATTTGCGCCTGCTGCTCAAGCCTTTTGATTCTTGCTATGAGTTGCGGTTTTTTGATCCTGCCCCAGCGGTTCAGCAAGCGTCCTGACATACTGGCAACATCCTTTTCCTTCATGAACTCCAGCATTAACTCGTTGTGCTCTCTTTGGTATGAGTGAGCCATCTCCATCAGCCTGTCACGCATCCAATTAAATGCTTTGATAAACGCCTCTTTGATGGCGGCAGCTTTTTTGCCGGTAAACGACATGATGATGTACATCGCACCGTCTTTGGAAATTTCATATTCAACATACTGATTACCCTTGTGTTCATAGGTAACCCGCGAAAAGTTGCTGGTTAGAAATTCATCCGAACATTCTAGCTTTTCGATTTTCTGAATGATGTGGTGATGCTGCTTGTCGAAGTAAGCTGCTACCTTGCGGGAGGTTGTGATCACGCGATCACCAGAAACAACCACCATGTCCCGGAAATCGAGATTAGCCAATTGATGATTCATAGCGTCTTTACCTTTTAGAAAGTGAGCCTGTCTCACAGAAAAGCCGCCCGAGAGAGGTCGCCACCTATAACGGCATTTCTCAGGCTCGCTTACTGAAAGGCTCTCGTTAATATGCGCGTGAGATGCGCTGTGAAATTCAGATATAAAAAGCCCCGCGAATGCGAGGCTAAATCCTGGTGTTTGTGATGACTGGCTCTTATCTCAACGCAGCCCCTTACCGCGCGCCAGATGCTCAATATCAAGCATCAGCAATGAGATGTTTAATCTGGATTCACTCCAGAAGTGATCACCACCCTGTCTACAGAGCCAGATGTGAAGGATGATGAGTAAAATTATCGCTATCATCGAAGGCATTGCGTCCTGATGTATTCCTGAAGCGTTCTCAGTGCTGTTTGGTCGCGGATAATTCCGTCCCGGATACCGAGAACGTTTCGTCCAGCAACTGGAGAGAGTTCGACGGTGGCATCATTGCCCATGCCGGAGGAGCTGGAGGTTTCGGCTGAGGATGGCACAGGGCATTTTCCTTTGACGAGCACCCGACCACCATTATCAAGCTTGCGCCGAAGAGCATCATTTTCAGCTTTCGCATCAGCTAACTCCTTCGTGTATTTAGCATCGAGTGCATCAGCATCACGCTGGCGCTGTTGCATGTCAGTAATGGTGGCGTTCGCCTTCTCCAGTTCACTGGCCTTGTTATCGCGCTGTTCTTTGTAGGCGATGGCGTTATCATGGTAATGGTTAACAGCCCATGACAGGCAGACGATGATGCAAATAACCAGAGCGGAGATAATCGCGGTTACTCTGCTCATTGCTGCCCCCACAAACAGACTTCACGCTCAATCTCACGACGAGTCATCAGACCTTTCCATTGCTTACCGCCAGCGTATGTCCAGCGACGTAGCTGATCACATGCGCCTTTGATATCGCCCTGGTTGATTTTGTGCAGAAGCGTCGATGTTCTGAAATTGCCAGCGCCCACGTTGTAGACGAACGAGTAAAGAGCGCCGCGCGTTGTTTCCGGTATATCGACTTTGATGTACGGGTTAATTTGTCTGGCGACCGTGGCAAGGTCTTTATTCAGGAGGGCTTTGCATTCTGCTTCGGTATACGTTTTACCGGGAATGATGTCTTTTCCGGTGTGCCCGTAACATACAGTCCATACACCAACTATGTCTTTGTAAGGATTATGTCTCACACCTTCCAGACCATCGTTACCACTCGGTCCAGTGATTAACACAGATGCTATAGCAATAGCCCCGCCACTTATCGCCGCTATTACGCTATTTCGTAGTGCCGGTGACATTGCCATTCAATCTGTCCTCGCGCTCTTTGCGCTTGTAGTACCAGTTGATGCCAAATGTGCCGACAGTACAAAGAATACCAATAATGACAGCCCAGTCATTCAGGGAGAGAATGCCACCCATCGCAGTCAGTCCTCCGAAACTGTAACTGAACCATTCTCTGATTTTGTCCATACGGTACATGCTCTACCCCTTCATTGAGGGGATTTGCTCTATTTAATTAGGAATAAGGTCGATTACTGATAGAACAAATCAAGGCCACTGTGTTTAGTAATCAGATTTGTTCGTGACCGATATGCACGGGCAAAACGGCAGGAGGTTGTTAGCGCAACCTCTTGCCACCCGCTTTCACGAAGCCAGTCATTGAGCTGGTTTTCTTTTATGCAAAGCACACCGCACCGTAGCCACAGCGGATAAGGTGATTATTTTGGTCTGTCTGGTATTTGGTTTGATGCGCTTTCAGAAAGGTCGTGCTTAAAACGCAAAAAGCCCCGAGCTATTAACTCAGGGCTTTATTTAACGAGTGCATTTATCCATCGTTGAGTCAAATTTACCCAACTTTATTCAAAAAGTCAATATTATGCCGTTAATATGTTGCCATCCGTGGCAATCATGCTGCTAACGTGTGACCGCATTCAAAATGTTGTCTGCGATTGACTCTTCTTTGTGGCATTGCACCACCAGAGCGTCATACAGCGGCTTAACAGTGCGTGACCAGGTGGGTTGGGTAAGATTTGGGATTAGCATCGTCACAGCGCGATATGCGGCGCTTGCTGGCATCCTTGAATAGCCGACACCTTTGCATCTTCCGCATTCTTTCTCAACAACTCTCCCCCACTGCTCTGTTTTTGCTATATCAACCGCACGGCCTGTACCGTGACAATCTCTGCATCTTGCGCCCGGCGTCGCGGCACTACGGCAATAATCCGCATAAGCGAATGTTGCGAGCACTTGCAGTACCTTTGCCTTAGTATTTCCTTCGAGCTTTGCCACACCCCGGTATTTCCCCGATACCTTGTGTGCAAATTGCATCAGATAGTTGATAGCCTTTTGTTTGTCGTTCTGGCTGAGTTCGTGCTTACCGCAGAATGCAGCCATACCGAATCCGGCTTGTGATTGCGCCATCCCCATAGCAGCCATCACATCAGTACCGGAAAGAGAGTCAGAAGCCGTAGCCCGTGGTGAGTCGCTCATCATCGGGCTTTTTGGCGAATGAAATTTAGCTACGCTTTCGAGTCTCATCGTCTTCCTCTCTTGCCCTGTTTGACCATCAGGACGCCGTTAACTATTACGTGACGTTCGCCTTTGCTGTCTCGGTTGTACTTGAGCACCGTTCCTCTTGCGCAGGAAAGCATCCTCGCCACTTCGGTCTGATTGCCTCGTGTCTGTATAAGAAGCTCTGGTATCGTTTGAATTGTGGCGTTCATACGTTCTCCAGTTCGGTGATTTTTATTCCAAGCCGTCCGCCTGGTACTTTCACGCCACGAATTACGCGAATGTCATCGAATTGCTCGTCGTCTTCCGCAAATCCGGCGTGGATAAGGGAGTCGAGTAAACCTTTCAGGATGTTGTCGAGGTCGCGGCGGCGGGAGTCTGGAACGTCTGCGATGACTTTGATGCGGAGTCGTGATTTGGTGAAAATGTCTAACTTGAGTTGGCGGATGATTTGCTGAACGTCTTTTCGGTATTTCTGGCCTTTATCGCTTATGTAATATTGGCTTCCCCGTCTTCGCCAGTAGGTATTCACCGACGGCGGGTATGGAAGCACAAACTGATATTCGTTCATGGCTTAATCTTCCCCTCCTTCAGCAGTATCGCCTGCGTCCTGATCACGCCTTCGAGGTGGTAAAGTCTGGCGTCTTTGTTGTCGAGATTATGGGTGCGTCGGTCGATTTCATCGTGACACGCGCTACAAGCCCATGCGCCGATCAGGTCGTCAGGCTTCATTCCAGTTCCGCAAATTCCAGCCATCCGGTAATGTGCCAGAACTGTAGTTTCAGGATTGCCATTGCATACGCCGTAAATACGTACCTGGCATTCTCTGCCGCGCGCTTCTTTGCGTAGGTTAGCCATTAAGCAGCCTCCCCTGTTACTTTCAGCATTCCGTTATCGAGCAGCTTTCTGGTCAGCCACTGTTGACCACGCCCGGTGATTTTTGTGGTGAACGATATCTGTATTCCGTGATTTGTATTGACCGCTGTTTCTTTCACTGTGAAATAGCCGCGCTCCATATATTCCTGCATTGGCACATTGCGCCGGGAACCTGAAGCAATAAGGATTTTGTGATCGCGCATCCACGCAAACAGTTTGTTTGGACCAATACCGACAACCTTTGCAAAGTTTCCAATCAAAATTCCGCTGGCCTCGCCAACGCGTTCGGCAAACTCAACTTTAGGTGCGGCAATTGCGAGCTGGTTTTCTAGTTGCATTTTCTGCTCAGCAAGATCAGCAGCAAGGCGCAACGCTTCTGGTAGCGTTTTGGGGATATTAACCGCAGCTTCTTCAAGCTCTCGCCAGCGGTCAACAAGGCGAGCGGTGAATTCCGGCGACAACTGGGCTACAACGACAATACTGTCTCGCTTTCCTTGTTCGCCTTCGAATGCATACACACAAAAACTTTGATTTAAGCCTAACCCATTGATTCTTCCACAATCCTCAATTTGAGGAAGCCGGATAACACCATTCTTAGCCAGCGTTTCGATGGTACGTTTCACATTGTCATGACGCTTACCCACCAACTCAGCGATTTCAATGCTTGTCATTTTGATGGCATTGCCATTTATTAACTCATTCATCGTCTTCTTCCTCGTACATTGAGCTATTCGGATCGCTCATCAGTTCTGCGCAGCAGTGCTCACACACGTGAACTTCCAGCACATGCAGCTTTTGACCGCAGTTAGCGCACGTTAAAGCTCGCTCGACGCTTTCTTTCTGGTATTGAAGAGATTGGGATGGACTAAGCATGGCTTTCACCATTAAAAAGTCGCTTGTAAGCATCAATGTCTCGTTTTGCTTCACCAAGCTTTCGTCTTAATTCCATGTTTTCTGATTCAAGCTTTTCCATGTCTTGCTGGTATCGATCGCGGTGTTCTTTCCATGCTTTTCGATACGCCTTCATGTATGTCGTATTGGCCTTTCTCTTTGCCTGACGAACTGCGTGGTGGTTATTCACAAACCAGTCAGGGTCGTTAAATGCTGCTCTGGCGCATGTATACCAATAATTTGTTGCCTCCCTGTTTAGCCAATAAATACTGATAAATGGCAACTGTATCGACACCATTTTTCGTTGAGACTCTTTCTCGCCAAACATGTGCCCTTTTTTGATGCTAAGGCCAAATCCAGGTTGAATTAAAAGCATTGTCATTTCCTCGCACGATGTCTTAGCCACCGGATATCCCACAGGTGAGCCGTGTAGTTGAAGGTTTTTACGTCAGATTCTTTTGGGATTGGCTTGCGTTTATTTCTGGAGCGTTTCGTTGGAAGGTATTTGCAGTTTTCGCAGATGATGTCGGTGAAACTTCGTCGCTGTCGCCTCATGCCGCCCTGTCTCCCCATCTTGCTTTCCACTCCAGAGCCAGTCGCGCTTCGTCTGACCACTTAACGCCACGTTCTGTACCGAATGCCTGTATAAGCTCTAATATCTCCGCAAATTCGCTTACACGCATCCTGCTGGTTGACTGGCCTATTACCACAAAGCCATTCCCGGCAAGGTTAGGAACAACGTCCTGCTGCTTTAATGCTGCGGTAAACACACACTTCCAGCTTTCTGCATCCAGCCAGCGA